TAGCACAACCCGCCGCGCCAATAGCTAACGGTTTAACTGCTTTGGTTCAACAGGCCGTCGCAAGTGTAACGGCAACGCCATTAGTGGCAACGCCGGCCGCACGCTTGGCCGTTATGCAAGCCAGCGGGTTGGCGGCACAAGGCGCAACGGCACTAGCACACAAGGTCGGCAACGCTGCACTCGGCAAGTTACCTGCCGGCAGCCTTGCAGTAAACAGCGCCAAGGCTACGGCCATTAGCAAGGCGGGTTTTAACCAAACAGCATGGGCCGCAATAGTGGCCGCCGCGCCCGCCCCTACTGCCACACTTGCAAGCGCAGTGCAAACGGCTACAGGTTGCAGCGGCACAGTAGCCGCCGCCCATGTGCGTTACCGGGCAAAATTGGGCTGGTTAACCGCCGCGCAATAATCTAACCAAAAGCCGGGCAATTGCCCGGCTTTTATTTGCCCAGTATATTAGCATATAGCTATGTACTAATATGCTAATGCACGCAATACCTGTGCTAACCGGGCAAAGCGGGCGCAATACCTGTGCTAACCGGGCGCAAGGCATAGGCCAAGCGTGCACGCAAATAGCTAAGGGTAGGCTACCCTACATGCCCGCACATTGCGTGCACGCTAGGTCCCTTGTAGCGCGTTACAGCGCCCGCCCTACTTGGCACGCCACTTGCTAGGGTAGGGCTATAAGCCCACGTTATGCGCCCATAAGCCTAGCCTATAGGTATATGCAAGCAAGTAGCGTGCCAGTAACAAGTTGCCTATAAATTAAGCAGGAGGGGCATGAGACCTAGTTATAAAGGCGATGGGGCCCCAAAGGGTGGAACCTAACTCCTACCCTGTCGATACTTCTTAGTGACGAATGCTCCCAGCCTATCGACTCATCCGGTTTCCATCGCTTAGTGACAAATTTGCCTAAAATTTAAGTAAATTCCCTGTAACAAATTGCTTAAATTTTAGGCAAATTCTCCGTGCCTATCAAAACCGATGACCGAAAATTTTACAAAAATTTAAAAATGAGGTACAATCAAAGTCTTAAAGTCGAATGACTTAGACAGGATAGATAATATGGCCCGCCCACGCAAGAAGCGCGATAAAGATGACGAGAGCGAATCTCCATTCGAAATGGAAGATGATTTCGTTCCCAACTTCAATCAGAAAGAACGATACGACCCAACCCCGCGTCTTATTGGCAAGATGAATGAGGAGAAGGAGCTCGCGTATTTAGCACAAAATCAAACATTGCCCGAATGGTCGAAACAGATCAGTGAGACGTTCATTCGTGAAGCAAACATTAAGGGTAGCCCTGGATTTGATCCGGGTCATGCTCAAGCTCTGCAAGTAGAACAGATGATTGCTCTCGGAGCTGCGCCATCAGATGTCGCTGCAATTCTCCGCATTGAACCGAAACTCTTGGAAAAGTATTACGCCTACGAGATAGAGACCGCAAGTGGAAGAATCAATCAACGCGTCGCGAAGATTGCCCTTCAATCCGCCCTCAGCGGAGATACCGATATGGTGAAGTTCTGGCTCAGCAGACGCGCTGGATGGAAGGAAGTCAAGGTCAATGAAGTCACGGGAGCGAATGGTGGTGCGATAGAATTTAAGGAAGTGAAACAGAAATTCCTCGACGCCATTGAATCTGAAATTATTGATATCACGTTTGATGATAATAAAGAATGACTGATATTCTCAGATCAACTGATAAACCGTCGACAGAATACCTCTCAGCAAGGGAGAAGTTTGACCTCTTGCCGGCACAGAAACGAGCAGAGATGATCCGCTCAATGTCCGACGAAGATGCGAGCAGGATGCAGTATTCATGGGAATTTAATGGGCGACCAAAGCAATTGGCTCCGGATCATGCAAAATCAAAATCTACATCTTATTGCATGTGCGCGTATCTTCAAGCACAGAGTCAAACAAAGACCAAACTCAAATTAGAAGATTTCCCAGGTTGTCATCTTCATGATAATGAACATATCGATATTCGCCATGACATTCCAGATGAAGAAGATCGAGGATGGAAACTCGTTCCACATCTGAAGCCTGAGGTTTGGGTTAGGCAATCGAAATCCGATTCTGAACCCGTTTGCCAATTTCGTAAGAATTGGCAAACGTGGGTTCTATTGGCAGGTCGAGGATTCGGTAAGACGCGAGTCGGAGCAGAACTTGCGAGAGAAATGGTTGAAACCGATCAGGCGAAGCGCATCGCAGTCATCTCTCCAACCGCATCCGATGCTCGAGATGTTGCCGTGGAAGGTCAATCGGGTCTTGTTCCTATTTGCCCTCCGTGGAATAAACCATTGTACGAATCCACAAAACGCCGAGTCACATGGCCGAACGGGGCGCAAGCCAGTCTGTTCTCAGCAGAAGAACCAGAGCGTCTCCGTGGTCCACAATTTGATTTCGCATGGGTAGATGAGATCGCTGGTTATGATATTAATACGCAACAGATGACATGGGATATGTTACAATTCTGCTTGCGCTTGGGCGTAAATCCGCGCTGCGTTGTGACAACTACACCGAAGCCCACTCCATTGATTCAACAATTGGTGAAATTGGCACGGCATCCATTAAACAAAATCATTATCACCACAGGAAGCACTTACGAGAATCGCACGAATTTGGCTGCGCCGTTCATGCGCCAGATCACGCAATACGAAGGGACAAATCTCGGGCGTCAGGAAATCTACGCTGAGCTGATTGATATCGAGGAATCTGGTATCCTGAAAAGGAGCTGGTTCAAGCAATGGCCGACAAACAAAGCGATGCCGATGTTTGAATATGTCGTACAATCATATGATACTGCGTTCACTGAGAAGACAGAGAACGACCCGACAGGTTGTATTGTTCTAGGTATCTTTCGACCTGATCAGGATTCACCTCATTGCGCGATGTTGCTGGATTGCTGGACAGAACATCTCAAATATCCAGAGCTACGCAAGAGGGCTCAAGATGATTACAAGAACACCTATGGTGATCAAGAAGCTCCGGTCGATATTCTCCTGATTGAGGACAAGGGTTCTGGTATCCCATTGATTCAAGATTTACAACGCGCAGGTCTTCCGATTCGTAAATATAATCCCGGAAGACCTGACAAAGTCATGCGCCTCCACGCAGTGTCTCATTTGGTTTACAACGGACGAGTCTATATTCCTGAGAGTAAACAAGTTCCTAAAGAATTTGTCACATGGGCTGAAGATTTCTTACGCGAGGTTTGTAGTTTTCCCAATAGCCCTCATGATGAATTCGTTGACTGCCTCAGCCAATCATTAAGTCTTGTCAGAGATCAAGAGTGGATCTCAATTGACCCTGCCAAAGAACCAGATGAAGAGGAAGATGAGGTCTGGGGCGAAGAGCATGTTAATCCTTATGCTGTGTGACATCAGCAACTCGTTTGCTGATGTATTCCATCGATTGTAAACACGTCAATTATCTCATGTTTACAAACCTCAAAAGGTAGCCCATACTGCGGTAAACCTATTGAGTAGGAGCAGTCATGCCATTGAAGAAAGGTGCTTCCAAGAAAGTCATTTCTGAAAACATACGTACAGAAGTGAAGGCCGGAAAACCTCAAAAGCAGGCCGTCGCCATTGCTTTATCTCTCGCTAAGAAGAATAAGAAATGAACGAAGGATATTTAGCCAAGGTCGCAAGGGCACTTCAGTCGGGTCGACGTTTCAGTGACTCAGATCCAACTTATTTGAGCGACGTGACTCAATTGATCAATCAAGGTCTTGAGAAGAACGTTACTGATCGTCAACGCGAAGAACAACAAAAGATCGACGCTTATCGTAAGATTTACAGTGATCAACCTCAGATGATTGAGATGCTTTTAAATCTATATAAGCAAAATCAATTGGCACCTCCTCAAGATGTGAAAGCGTGGTATTGATATGGGGCCATTAGAACAATTACTGATTGCGCTCGGTTCTAAAAATATCAAACCGAATTATGATGAATCATATCAGCCTTCGGAAATGCTTCCAAAGAAACCGGAAACGCTTCCGTTCTACCCTCAACAACGCTATTTTGACGAAAAACTTGCCCCAGAACAATATCCAGTTGGGTCATTAGAAGCGTTAGTCAGAGCTCAAAAACTTGCTGAATCAGAAGGTGTCATTCCTAAAGAACTAGGAAAATATGTTCTACCTAACATGATTTCTGAAGGATGGGCAAATTACGGTCTAAAAAGCCCGAATTATGACTACCCAGTTTCTAAAGGACGTGAAGAACGATTTAAGAAACTCGGATTTAATGTTCAAACCGATGCACCTGACGTTGGTTTAACGGATATTTATCGCTATCCAGGTGATCCTAAAAACGGTTATGTTCTAGATGCGAATCTAGCAAATCCTGTTACGGGTGATAGAAATGCTCAGGCGCGATATGCGATGGCATTTCTTGCTGAAAAATTAGCAAGCGCCAAAGGCGATGTAGATAAAGCCATAAAGAAATGGAATGGTAAAGGTAAGGCAGTTGAAACAGTGACAATGATGGATGGGACCACCAAGAAAGTCAATGCCAACGCTGACAATCATTTGCGAAAAGTCAAAAAGGCGTACGAACTTCTTAATCATCCCAAGAATGAAGAACTGGTCAATTATTACAATTATTTGATGAGTCAAGAATAAATAACTCACCTTGCACTTGGCTCAAAATACTGCTAAACTGAGATAATATCTTTAGGAATATCAAATGATCCAAGTCAACGATCCTTCTTACCTTGAGCCAGAAGAACCGATAATTCCTGCAGAAGAGGAAGACTACGTTCTTGATGCGCCGGGTTCTGATGAAGAATTAATTGAACTTGAAGACGGTTCTGTCATCATTCCTGATGAAGAGGATCAAGAAGCGCCTCAGCAATTTGACGATAACCTTGCTGAAACTCTCGGTAGTAAATTCCTTTCAGATCTCGCAACGAGTCTGATTGAGCAAGTTGAAGAAGATCAAAAAGCACGTGAAAAACGTGATCAACAATATGAAGAAGGTCTGCGTCGCACTGGTCTAGGTGACGATGCACCCGGCGGTGCTCAATTCAGCGGTGCTTCTAAGGTCGTTCACCCTGTTTTGGCTGAGTCATGCGTTGACTTTGCGAGTCGTGCTATTAAAGAACTGTTTCCGGCAGGTGGTCCTGTCAAAATGGAAACAGAAGGTCTGGTTGATCCTCAGCAAGAGCAAGCGATCAAATCAACTGCGATGTGCTTGAATGACCAATTTACCAAAGAAATTGCTGAATATCGTGGTGAAACTGAAAAACTTCTGACTCAACTGCCGCTCGGTGGTAGTCAATTCATGAAGCTATTCTGGAGTACGAAAAAGAATCGTATTTGCGCTGAATTTGTTCCAATTGATAACATTTTTATTCCTTTTAGTGCGACAAATTTCTACGATGCTGACCGCATTACGCATCGTCAGTATCCAAATAAGTACGATTATGAGTCAAAAGTCAAAACGGGTGTCTATCGCGACATAAACTCGCTATCTTCAATTGCAAATTTTCCTGAAAAGTCAGCTTCTGCGATCGCTAATGAGAAAATTGAGGGTAAAAGCGAATCGGGCTTCAATGAAGACGGTGTCCGTATTGTTTATGAGATCTACACTGAACTTGAAATTGAAGATGATGAGTTCTCTGAAGGCCAACGTGTTCCTTATATCGTAACGGTTGATGAATATGAACAAGATATTCTTTCTATTCGTCGTAACTGGGACCAAAACGATCAAACTCACCAGAAATTAGATTGGATTGTAGAAGACGTCTTTATCTATTGGATGGGTGCTTACGGTATCGGTCTCCCGCATCTGATCGGCGGTTTGTCTGCTGCTGCAACAGGTTCACTTCGTGCTCTTCTTGATAGTGCTCATATCAATAATGCACCGACCGCACTGAAACTGAAGGGTGCACGTATCAATGGACAGACCAAGTCTATCCAAGTTACACAGATTGCTGAAATTGAAGGTCCGGCAGGTATGGATGATATCCGCAAATATATCATGCCTATGCCCTTTAATGCCCCTAGTCCGGTCTTGTTCCAGCTCCTTGGTTGGCTCACAGATGCGGCTAAAGGCGTGGTTAGCACCGCCAGCGAGAAAATTGCCGACGCAACTTCTAACACTCCGGTAGGAACAGTTCAAGCCTTAATTGAACAGGGTGCTGTGATCTTCTCCAGCATCCATTCAAGATTGCACTTTAGTCAAGCTAAGAAATTTGAAATTGTTCTACGTTTGCTGAAAACTTACGGTCAACACAAACTCCAAGAATATGGTCTAGATGCACAGACCGTTTCAATGAAAGGTGTCAATCCAGTAAGTGACCCGCGTATATTTAGTGAAGCTCAACGCTTTGCTCAAATGCAAGGTGTTCTTCAACTGGCGTCGAGTGATCCTGAAGTCAAATACAACAAACTCGAACTCCATCGCTCAATGTTGCGTTTGATGAAGGTTAATGATGTTGAGCGCTTCCTACCTCAACCACCTCAACCCCAACCGGTTGATCCTTCGCAAGAAATGGTTGCGTTTGTCACAGGGCAACCTGTGATTACTGCGCTGCAACAAGATCATATTAGCCATATCGTTATTCATACCAATTATCTCAAGAATCCGATGTATGGTATGAATCCGATTATGGTTCCGATTACGATGAAGGTTCTTGATCACCTTAAAGAACATTTGAATCTTCATTTTGCAAAACGATTGCTAGAAGCGGGTGCTCCTCAGCAACAGATGATGCCTCCTCCGCAACCCGGTCAGCCTCCTGTTCCTCCAAACGAACAAGCAATGGCAGCGGCCTCATTTGCTCAAATGCAAGAAGATGCTATGGTGGCGCAAGAAGTAATGGACATCATAAACAAAGCTACGGTCTTTGTTAAAGAGAACATGGATTGGATGAATCCTGATCCGACTATCATGTCTACTCGCTTAATGACTGAAGCTCAAGCGGCAGAGACTGAGCGTCGTCGCCAAGAAGATGAACGCAAGCATCAAATGAAACTTGAAGAGATGCAGAAGAATCAAGAGATGCGTGAAAAAGAAATCATGTCACGTGTTCTTGAGAATCAAACTCAAGCTAAATCTGACATGGAACGTATTGTTGTCCAACGTGAAGATGCGTTCCGTAAAGCGATGGTTGAAATGTGGAAAAATCGCGAGGACAACGCTACCACTTTACAGGTGGAAGCGGCTAAACTGGCGCAACAACAACTCTCAACAATTGTTCCAGAACAGCCTAAACCTGACATGAATGAGCCTTTACAACTTATGATGCAAGGTTTACAAGCCACGATTGAATCTACTCGTGCTCCGCGTAAAACGACTCCGATACGCGATGAGAACGGTGAGATGATCGGTGCTCGTTCTGAATTGGATTTAGGCGAATGATACCCGCTGACATGATCGCCGCCATCTCCTATCAGCACCCGCACATCGCGGAGCGGATAGTGCAGACTTGGGGCGACCCTTCGTGTGCGCGATACATGGTCGATCTGATGATCCCGTCACGCATTGGCCGGCAAGGCTTCAATAGTGCGGCTTCCGGTGCGCTGATGGGCTTGATTGAACTGCATGATAAACTGCATCCAGTTACGGACAAAGATGTGTGGGGAGTTGCGGCGTGAAAATCAAACCGTGCCCATTCTGCGGATTCGAGCCGGAAGGTACAGATGGCGAATTTGTGGAGACACAAGGCTCTAAGTGGGGTGCGCTCGGTTGTAACGACTGCGGAATGGTTGGGCCCGAAGTGCGAACAAACTACGACCCGATTGCGAAGTGGAAAGATCGCGCCATAGAAGCATGGAATGAGAGGGTCGCAGCGTGAAAAACTGCCTGACCTATGCAGTCGGCATGTGGCTTCGCTACGGCGGGTATCTGCTGATCCGTAAGTCGCGCTTCGTCGAAGAGTTTGGTGCGGTGTCACGTTGGCATCCGGCCCACTTGGTTCCTCACTTCCTACACCGATCGAAAGACCATATGATCACCCAGTACACAGTAACGGAAGAAGCCCGTATTGCTTCAAGGGGACACAGCGGATTTCGCAAGTGGCTGAAGCTCTGGCACTTTGAGGGTGTGATTATGGGTGACGACGAAAGGGTTTCCAGTGAGTAATGGCGATGAACAAGTTAAGTTACATGAGATGGAAGCCTGCCGCGACAAGGTGGAGAACAAGATGCTGATGCTTGAGGCGCAGATGCTGCACAAGGTCGAGAGCCTTCAGGAAGAGGGCAAGTACATCCGTGAGGCACTGAAAGAACTGCTGACCCGCAAGGAGTGGGAGCCGTACCGACTGGTGATCGTCACTATCTTGGGCGGCGCTCTAATGGCTATCGTCGGTGGCCTGATGGCCATGCTGATTGGAAAATGATGCGCGAACAATTACGCGACTGGAAAACATGGGTAGCGATGGTCGGCACTGCCATCCTGATGATCATATTGCTGCGCGTCAGCTATGAAATTTTCAGCATAGATGCCAAAAAAGCAGACGAGATCGAGAAACAGCACGTAATCATAGATGCACGACTTGAAAAGCTGGAAATGTCGAAGGCTCCTGCAACATCAAAGCGGTACACGTCAGATGATGCCGCTAGAGATATTGCTCGATTGGAATCGTTGATTGCAAAAGTTGAAAGACAACATGCAAACCACATTGCACAGATATCAGCCGAGAGAATCGCGCACGACAAGAAATGCAAGATGCGCTGGGATGACGTTGCGGACCTTAAATTCCGCGTAGAACAACTGGAAACGAAATGAACTACTTCTGGAAGTTTCTAGTTTGGTTCGACAAGACCGCCAACGACAAGTGGTTCCACGGTCGTTGGGAGACTATCTCCGGTCGCCTGCATCGCCGCAGTTTGCAAGGCAAGTGCTGGCTGTGTGGCTGGGTCTGCGCCCAGCTTGAGAAGATTGACTCCAATCACTGTCGGGATGCGTACATCGCTGACCGCATTAACAACCCGGACTTGCCCGTATGAATACGTTTCGTGTTACCTCCCCTGAAGGCATCGTCACTGAGTACGAAGCCACCTTACCTGACCCTGAACATCTGACTCCAGGTTGGCGCTGTGAGCAGATCATCATTGCCGCCGCTTCGCCTGACGATCTGGTTGAAGTTGATACCCGCAAATATGGCGGGCGAAGGTTGCTGACCAAGCTGGACTTCATCGAACTGCTTGGCGATGCCGCTTATCCGGCAATCCTGACAATGGCGAAAGCCTCAGTACAGATTGAGGCATGGATGAAGAAGATGGAGCTAACGACGCCAGATGCAGACGGCTATTCGGTCAATCTGGATGATCCGCGCACACAGGGTGGCGTGGCGGCTATTGGCGCGGCGCTAGAAATGCAGGGAGTTGTGGATACAAACTGGGTGAGTGGGGTGCTGAATGGCTAATAAATACATCATCGAAGGTGCGACTTACAACGGGGATGGAACGACCAGTTCTGAAGCTGCAAGCGCAGGAGCGGCAGGTGCTTGGAACCATGTTGATATCTTAAATGGTGTTGCTGTTGGATATGGATCAATAGCCGAGGGAGACATAATTAATATCCGTAGCAAAACGAGTGCCGGAGCGGATATAACCCTAACGACAGCTACGTTGTCAGCCAGCTTTACAATTGGCTCATCAGCCGCTACAACAGACGCATGGGTAACTTGGGTACTTGATGATGGCGCTATTTGGTCAGGTGTTTCTGGAACACTAACATACGAATGTACATCTAGTTACACACTTACTTTGCGAGACTACAATAGTTATATTGCCATGTCTCCTGATAAGTGGATGATTGTAGAGAAAAATACGAGCGCAACGGCCAAAACTACACTTGTCACACCGATCAATGCTGTTAAATACAAGAACTTTTATGTTGACCTTTCATTAGCAGCGGGGGCTAACGGAGCTAATATTGGCTCAACAACGTACAGACTAGATGCAATAAACCTAAAGGTTAAGTCTTCTGCTAATAGGTATCAGACATTGTTTACGGCTGGAGGGGCTTATGGTTATGTACGATACATTAATCCAAAAATTGAACTAACAAATGCTGCAGAAACCGAACCTGTATGGACGTCTGGGCAATACGGAGCAGTAGTAGAAATTATCGGTGGCGAAATCACAGGGGTTGGTGCTTCTACAGGTGTGTATGTGTTTAATCCAAGCACTGGGTCATGCAGAGCAATCGGGTTAAAATATCCGTCACTGATGATATTATCAACCCCACCAGGGCAGAAAGGTCCTTCATCCTCTGCGATTTTTGCAGATGGGGTGGTTGGTGGGGAATACGTAGGTTACTGGGGGAGACTCAGCTCCAGGGACGATGGTTATTTCCCAAAACTTAATGCCACGTTGCCAATATCAACAGGTACTAAGTGGTCTTGGTGGCTATATCCCACTGGGGCATACGTAACGCAACCAGCGCAAGTAAATATCGCCAAGTTATATACACAAGATGCCGCAACTAAAACAGTGACGCTTGAGTGGCTTTTAGCCACTACTGGCGGAACTGGATTCACGGGAATAACTAAACAAAATTGCTATATAGATATCATATATATAGATGATACAACAGGGCTGTCTACACAAGTAAGCAATTATGATTTCGCAGGAGGAGCTTTAGATACAACTACCGCTAGTTGGGACACAACTACGTATGGTGCTGTGTCCTTTACAAAATATAAACATTCAGTAATCACACCAACGACAATAAAGAAAGACACTGTTATAAAAGTAATTTTCAATTTTTGTGTTGCTGCCGTTAATGCAAGTCAAATATTGTTTGTTGATCCCGATCCCCTACTATCATGAGTTCATTTCCGATACCCACCTGTGTATTGTCTGTGGCCCAAAGTGGGAGAGTAACCGATATAGGTTCTACTATTGGTCTTGGTATTTTTCGCCTACCTAGTGATCCATTGGGCTACGTGGATTTAACTTTCGATGGCGTCAACGCCAATAGTGAGATTCGCATCTATCGCAATTCAGATAGCACTGAGACGGCCGGTGTAGAACTGTGTGATGCCAATCATGTGTTTGCTGGTGTGCCATATTACGGGACAGGCCAAGTCTGTACGGTTCGCATCGTTCATCCCGATTACAAGATTAAAGAATTCACGTACACGATCCCTGGTGTTGACCAGACGATACCAATTCAACAAGAACCAGATCGCTGGTATTCAAATCCGGCATAAGGAGTAACACATGGCAAAATTAATTGACCCAGATGATCTGACATACAGTGTAGATTCAGCCACAAACATGCTGCGGTTTGACACCACAAACAAAACAATTCAACTTGTCGCTGGTGGGGCTCTCGTCGCCAAGGATGGTGTAACAGGGCAATGCCTGTTCTCCAAAATTAAGGAAGCGATCAAGGCATCTAGTTCCCTGATTTCAATCCCTTTGCCTATCCGTGAAATGATCCACGATGAGTCAATGGAACTGATTAATGATTGGACGTTCAAGGATGCAACCACGATCAAGATGGTACGGGATTGCGGTGTAGCTTATGTCAACACGGCAGGTGCGATTACAGCGATGTTCGCCTGCTTCGTATCCCTGGGTGAACTTCCTTCTGCCATTGCTGATGCAGATATTTACTACACTCAGTCAAGTGCGACAGACGCAAGTACAGCAACATTTACACACGTCAACAAATCAACTACGTTCGGCGTCAACGAACTGGTGCAGATTTACCTAGACACCAACGGGGATGGCACTGCTGATTATGACTATCGCAGCTATGTCAAAGTGTTCCTTCGTCCAGAAGGATACACCTATGATGAATCGGATAACACTGCTATTGGTTATCCTGCATTAACCTATAAGAAATATAACTTTCCAATCACTTGCGTTGCCGATGCAGGTGTTACGGTTGACGATACAACTCTAGATGGGGCTGGTTATTCTGGTCTTGCAATCCAGTGGTATGCAACTGCACAATCTGCCAGCTTAGGCACGAATGGGCCATATGACTATCACGTTATAGTCACTGGTGGTGGGAAGACCTACGATCAGATTTACTCGTGGGTTCAACGTCAACTACGCAAGACTTCTGACATTGATGCTGGCGCAGGTGATCGAACAGGTACGGTGGCAGCTTCCTTAGTGTACATGGATGGCACCATTTTAACCACACGTTATCAGACTGGTGTTGGTGGTGTACATATTGCCAGCCCGTCCGCTACTAGCTATAACAATATCAAAGAGTATGATGACACAAACACACTACGGGCATATCCCCTGTCTGTGTCTGTTGCTCTTGAGTTTGATAGTTACCTACAGGGTGATGCGGACAGCTACTTCTGGATTTTTGAGACTGCCGACTATGGTACTCCAGGGGCCTCTGTGCTAACTGATGCAACCAGTGCCGATATGAAAGGCGCTGCTACAGCAAACACCTCATTCAGCTTTGTGCATACCACTGATGTCCCTATTACCGGGATTGCCCTCGGTTTGGATGGAGCAAAGATTGCAGAAGCAACTGGTACAATTACCCCCAGCGGTGCGAAGTTAGTCTTTGTTGCTGGTCTTGAGCGTTGGTATAACGATCCGGCATAAGTGATGCTTGAACCTACCTTTGATGGTACAACTAAGCGAATCACTCTAGCTGCAACCACTGTTACGCTAGATTTGATTGCGCTGCACTCATGGTGGAAACTATGGGTGATGGATAATAACGCAAGTAGTTTAATAGCGTTTGGAACAGTGGGCGGAGAGATTACAGCAATTCCGCTTTATCTATTCCTTAAAAATGACTGGCGTATTGTTCCACAAGCGGCAGATCATGTGCTTACTGTGACTAATGGTATTCTTGAAGTTGATGGGGGCGGGGACCCGTTTGTCGATCCCGCTGGAAGTTATAAGATTCGTATCAATCGGGAAACTCCGGGTATTGCTATCGGCTATAGTTCCACTGGTTCAACTGGACCGACTGCAAATGAAATCGCTACCGCTATTTTAACTGCCGCTCAATCTGCCCCAATCTATTCTGATATTCGTAAAGTCGTTGGAATAACTGTAAGTGGAACAGGTACCGAACTAGATCCTTGGGGACCGTAATGGCAAACGGCGCTTGGGGTTATTCTTGGTCATCTTCGTGGGGTAAATCTTGGGGTAAAACTCCCATAGTTGACGCACTAAGTAAATCTGGAACACAGCGCCTTTGGATGTACGAAATGTATGCTGAGTCCATTGAAGAAGATCATAAGAAACGCGGGTTAATTAAAGAAGAACCTGTTGCCAAACCCGTTATTCCAGTTTTGGCAACCAAAAAGGTAAAAACCAAGGCCACCAGACGCGCAGCAAGGCGTGTTGAGCAAATTACCCCTTACCCTAACCTACCCCACTATGCTCCAGTGTTTAAATTAGCGGCTGAAAACGCGGCTATTTTGAATGAAATTGATCTAATTCTTGATGAAATAAATAGTTCGCCGTTTAACCGTCTTAAACCAATCAAACCTAAAGAAATTAAGATTGAGAAGGATGAAATAACTCCGCTGATTATCGCTTATGAAACATTTGAAAAAGCGCGAGTTGAAAAGGTTAAAAAGAAACGTAAGAATAATGAAGCTATGTTGCTTTTACTCGCGGCTTGAGTTAAACTGAAATTATGGAGAATAGACAATTACGGGCACTTTTTGATCGTTTGAATGAACTTGAGAAA